AAAGGGGGGGACAAATAGTTTATTGGCTGAACATTTAATTCGTCAAACACTTCTTGCCGCTGTGGAAAAAAGACTCTTGACCGAACGTCCTGTTGCCGCACTATTAAGTGGTGGTCTAGATTCATCGCTCATTGCGGCAATCGTCCAGAAACTTCTCGTTGAACGTCGACTACCTCCTCTTAAGACATTCAGTATCGGCATGACAGGGAGTAGCGATCTGGCATATGCACGAAAAGTGGCAAATTGGATAGGCTCAGAACATCATGAGTTGGTTGTAAGCGCTGATGAGATGTTCTCGTGTATTCCAGATGTGATTCGTGACATCGAGTCGTATGATATAACAACTGTGAGAGCTTCTGTGGGGAATTGGATGATTGCGCGGGAAATTCGACGAACAACTGATTGTAAGGTGGTGTTTAATGGAGATGGGTCAGATGAAGTATGGGGGTCTTATCTATATTTTTATAAGGCACCAAATGACTTTGCGTTTGAAGCAGATTCTCAAAGACTTCTTGCAGAAATTCACAGATATGACGTGTTACGTTCAGACCGTTCGATAAGTTCGCACGGGCTGGAAGCAAGAACACCGTTTTTAGACAAACAATTTGTTGGAGTCGCAATGAGTCTTCCTACAGAACTGAGACGTCCTAATAAGTGCGAAAATCGCATGGAAAAACATTTTTTACGAGAATCTTTTTCTGGTGACCTCTTATTACCCGAGGAAGTTTTATGGAGAAGAAAGGAGGCATTTTCAGATGGAGTTAGCAGTCAAGAAAAATCTTGGTTTCAAGAAATCCAAGAAAGAATTCTTGAAGGTCGGCTCGTTCCTGAGAATTGGAAAGAAATGGCTGAAGAATTGAAAGAGCCTCGGCCAAAAACGCCTGAAGCGTTTTATTATCGCACGATCTATGAGAACTTTTTTACAAAAACAGGAGATTATTGGCCGTTTTGGATGCCGCGATGGTCTCCTGAAACATCTGATCCTAGTGCGAGAACCTTGAATAGCGTATAGGTAGAATTAGTTTCTAGTTAATAGACTCATTGGATTATAATGATATACAGATTCTAAAACAGCGTGTGATATTCCATGTATTCCTAGAGCAACGGAAAATAATAATAGAATACTTATGAGTTGATAAGAATCTTTAGAGATTATTTTTGAATAATAGAATAGGAAAAGAAATGCTGTGAACAAAACGATTCCGCTAAGTACATGAGCTAGAATCGAAGGGTATATCATATACTAGTAAATGTGATTTTTTCTTCGCTAGTATATATTTATTTTCTAATTTATAAATATATACTATGACTGGTGTATTTTTTACAAATTGGAGAGTAGATGTTACGAATTCACCATGTAATGTATTCTATTATGGATCTGGAGTGTCATCAAAACTTACATTTGATATATCTGGACATGGTTTAGTAGCCGATAGCCTACTTATAAGAGATGTATCAACGGAAGTTGTAACTACCTCTTTATTTAAGATTATAGAAGGAACAAGTTTTGGTTCTGAAAGCGCTACGTTTTTTTTTAGTATGAGCGCGTCAGAAACAGCTTATTTTAAATGTATTCTGTCAAATTCATCAAATTCCATAACTATAACGAAATATACAGATAATACATTTCAAACACAAGAAGGGACACCAGATACAAAAACCTACATAAGTTCGTCGGCACAGCCAACTATTTATGAGACGTGGTCATTTACATTAGATATTGGTGCAGTAAATAATGCTTTAACGACAAAATGGTTCCCAGATATGAGTAGTAGTTCGCTTTTTAGAGTCTGTCTCATTCCAAATAATCCGATCTTTTCTGTAGATTCTCCCTCACCCGAATATACAGTTACACCGTCTACTGCGAATTTTATATTTCCAGGATTCAATCGTACAGGAATTCCCGAATGGGTGTATGAACCCTACGATAGATTCCGCGTACTAATTTGTTGTTTTCAAATAAATGGCATTCATTTCTTAGTATGGAGTCGTTATTATACTGATCATAACCCACCAAACGTTGTATTACTTGTCCCTGTAAGTTCAGATTATACGTCACAGAATAATCCCTATAGCACAGAACTAATCCCAACAGAAATCAATCAGCTTGATTTTACGTCATTTGGATATGAAATTTATTTAAATGCTAGCGAATATAAGGTAAATGGAGTACAAACTCCCCATGTACGATATGCTTCAGTGATTCGTTTAAATGTCGCAGATATAATATTAAATAATACCGATTACAATGAAACAAGCGATTTAATTGTATATTATACACCCACCATTGGTGTAGAAGAGTCTGATAAACGAGTTATTTGGAAAGGATATGGTACTTCAGTATCGTATGATAATTCTGGCAATGTAACTAGGTTTAGGGGAATATCTCAAACTCCTGAAGAAAATACTACAAACTTTTTAGTTGCGAAGTGGTATAAAGATACAAACATTGGAAGTGTAAATATTCCTATAACTGTTGATCTTCCTTTAACATCTATGGCATTTAACTCGTTTTCAGAAACAACTGAAACTACTTATAAATTTCAATCAAGAGTATCATCGGATCGTAAGAGTATTAAAGTAACTCTAAATGATACAAATGAAATCCCCCTCAGTTTATTTACAAATCAATTAACTTTTTATCCAATCGGTGTTGCAAATTATAAAAAAGCAGGAACATGGAGCACTGATCCATTTTTTTTAGGAAATAGGAATGATTATATAAAAGCTGTGATGAATGGGACTACAACCATCAGATATACAAATATAATGGATCCATCTATTTCCGTGACAGTTGTAATAAATGTAATTTTTATGAATCCTTTATCAAATATATGTTTTCTAGCAGGAAGTAAAGTTTCCACAGATCAAGGACTAATTTCTATAGAAAAAATAAATACTTCCATTCATACAATAAATAAGCAACCCATTGTTGCCATAACACAAACCACTACAAAAGATGAAAATCTAGTAAATATTCCAAAAGGTATTCTCGGCCCTAATCAACCATCTCAGAATACCGTTTGTTCTAGATTACATAATATACTTTATAATGGTATTATGACACGTGCTTTTCAAATTCCTGGCATTAACTATATACCCTATAAGAATGAAATTCTGTACAATGTTCTTCTAAATACCTACAGCACAATCACAGTTAATAATATTACAGCCGAAACACTGCATCCAAATAATCGCATCGCCTTATTATATCGTCATATAATCGATAATAAAATTAGTGGATTGGAGTTAAAGAAATTAATTTCCGAATTCAATATAAAATTTGATTTCCGTGCGAATCTAAAAACGAGTCCCCTCCTGCAAAAATGAAGAAATGTCTAGGACGTTTAACGAATTGGGATAAGACGAGTTTTCGCATTGACTCGTGTTTCACAGTCAGCCAGGCATATCAATGTGGTAACAAGACCGACGAAGAATTGTGTAAAAGGTGTTTGGAGAGACCAAGAGAAGGGAAGTATCAGACAAGAATTCTTCATGGTCTTATTACAGAACCTATTCCACATGTATCAAATATATATGGAAGTTTTACGTATTGGCAAAAACTGAAGAAGTTTGAAGAATCTGGGAAAACACTTTCCATGGATGCTTTGAAATGGATTGAGGTGGCTGAAACTGCTCAAAAACAAATGGAAGAGAATGGAGGTTGGAAGGTTCAAAGACCTTCTACGAGAGAGATAGAGAAGGAAATGCGAAAGACTGAACAGAAAAAGAAAGTTGCACCGACGAAAACAATGAAAGAAATATTCAAGGCGGTTGAGGTGAAATATCGCGAAATTGATAAGGTGCCCGTTGTGTTAGAAACAGATTCTGTGGATTTGTGTAAAAAGGTTCTTGGTGGAATAACGGTTTGGATCGCGGATGAATTTGTATTTGATACCGATTCAAAAGGGGGAGTTGGAGACCATATTGGCTATTTCAGGAATGGAGAGTTTGAGGAGTGTTGAAATGATTCTGCGGTTCTGCGTTTCTGCCTTTCTGCGTAAAAAGGGCTAAAGCATTTCTTCCGAAACTATCTAGGAGGGAAACCTCCTAAATGACTGGATAGCTCAGTTGGTTAGAGCATACGGCTGTTAACCGTAAAGTCGTGGGTTCGACCCCCACTCTGGTCGGTTTTTATATATTATTTTAATAGTATATAAAAACTTCTATCTATGATATTTTCTCAAAATATTATAGGTAGGAAGGACGAGCCGTATCACAGGGCCATGACTCTTTTGACTACCTTGATGTGATGTGCCACCCCTTTATTATATGGCTAGAGTGGTTCCTAGCAATAATGATCTAACCTTCTATGAATAATGTACAGAAGTCACATATATAGTTGAACAATATAGGAAAAAACGGAAGGTAGATATTAATATAATGGACATGGGGGACATTCAACATCAATCCGATTATATCTGACCAATATATATCGGAAAATAAGACTGTGATTAGAAGTCATTTACAAGATACACCTATGTTTTTTTAAATCATAGGTGTTTTATGTTTAGACCGCTGGCCTATAGGATTTTCGCGTAAACTATATAATGGAAGAATTTTCTCCCGAATGGTTCGATGCATGTTCGATTGCTTGGCGTTCAAATAAAAAAAGAAAGGGAGAATCGTGGGTTTATAAAAAACCTCGCGTCCAGTTGAAACCTAGACCGTCAAATTCAATTGCTGAAAGAGTTATACAACGAAGAAGAAATAAAAAATAAAAAATAAACATCAATAAGAATGGAAGGTTGGCGTCTTGGATTAGCTGTGTTCTTCATCATCGTATTTTTATATGTTCTCTATATACTGGCACAAGTTTCTTTTACTTCATGGAAAGATGCTTCGGGAAATACTTTGACTCAGTATGAATATAAACCTCGTACAACAACCGATACTGTTGTTGGATATAATTATTACTGGTTATGAAAAGGCAAACATGATGTATCGCCCAATACAAACCGATCATAGAAACATGTTATAAAATACGTGCAAATAATAAACATGGTTCCAACACCCCCATAAATTACTAGAATACTACCAGGATATGATGTGTTATCTCTGATAAATATATACAGTCCAAGACTGAGGCACAGAACACAAGATGCCATAAATACAAACCACACTAGTTTCAAATATGACATTGCGTCTGAGGCGGGGCAGGCCAATAAAAAATGATATCATATCATTTTTTATTGTTCAAGTCCTCAAGTCCTTCTATGGAAGATACAGCGCTTCAAGAACAAATCAGAGTTCTTAAAAAAGAGTTAGCTATTTCGAAAGCTAGGGCAAGAGACCTTGAAAAGAAATTGCTACTCTTTCATGAAACAGGCGAAGCTCATATTAATCGCCATATATTTCGTTCGTATGTAAAAGCGTCTTTTGATCGTGAAGAAACTGATTATGAATGGGCACAATTCTTGAATACGTTTTCCTTCAATTCATTCCCATTAACGATGGAAGTATATAAATGGATAGATACATTCCTTTTACACAAGCCCAGCATACATACCATGACGATGAGATTTCAGGAAGAAATTGATGAGAATTAATAAGCTTTCACATGTGACACATAGCTGATATGAGAAGGCCATTCATCTGCTTGAAATTCTTCAGGTTCCGGTAGTCCAATCGTTTCCAAGATTTTCAAAGGTGGTTTTGGAAATCCATTAAATTCTGTACTTGTTACTGTGGTATATGCTCCCATATTTGGAAACCATAACCAATCACCTTCCATTAATTCTTCTGCAGATTCAGATTTTGCAATCATATCTACACTATCACATGTTCTTCCATATAAGATGGTTGGATATTTTTGTCTTATTGCCTCTCCTTCCTGACGTATACGAATCCATGTTGGCCGTGCTTGATCGTATGGAATACACGAAAATTGTCCGTATAAACTTTCATCCAAGGTATACCGAAATCCGTTTGTATCATTCATTGCTTTTTTTCCAATGACTTTTACAAATAAATCTTGACTCGTTGACGCAAAAAAACGCCCTGGCTCAGCGATTAATTTAATTTCAGATGGAATATATCCGCGAATACGCTTTAATTCTTTGGCGGCACTTTCAAACGTATATGATTCAAATCCACCACCAACATCTATGATTGGAGTTATATTTGTAATATCTTTCATAACCGAATTTGCATCCCATACTGCTTTGAAATATTGTTGAGGAGTTTGACATCCTGAGCCAACATGAAAACTTATTCCTGAGATTTTCTGATTTAATCGTTTGGCTTCCTTAACTAATTTTTGAACTTGTGTAAGAGGAATTCCAAACTTGGAACTAAATGGCATCTTACTTCCACTGTCTTCCACTATGATTCGTAGAAAAGAATCGCCTTTCCAACCACATTCGTGTAATTTGCGAAGCTCTTCTAAAGAATCAACAACCGTTGTTTGAATTCCTAGTTCGTTCGCATACACAATATCTTCTCTCTTTTTACACGGATTTGCAAATATGATATTCGATGACAATGAATTTGTAGATTCTAAGACAGTTTTAATCTCTCTAGCAGAAGCACAGTCAAATCCATATCCTGCTTCAGAGAGCCATTGTAATAATTTAGGTTCTGGATTACATTTTATCGCGTAATATGGTTTTACACGCGGTAATTCATAATTCCATCTTTGTATTTGTTTTTGTAAACGTAGCCGAGAAAGTGCATAAAAACTGCCACTATTCGTGGTAGGATAAACAAGTCGGCGTAGTTTTTCCAGTGTAACTGTAATACTTATGAAGAAAAAAGTTTAGGCCGGGTCGTTTATTTTTTAATACTCGTCATCTTCTTCATCATCGTCTTCCTCATCGTCATCTTCTTCATCGTCATCATCGTCATCATCGTCTTCCTCATACTCTATCTTGTTTCCTGAAACGTCTGTTTTTGCATAACAATCTTTTATAAAATGTCCTGCTCTTCCACATTGAGTACATAGGTCTTTGGCACCCCAAATCTCACGATTTATACTTTCTTTTTGAAACTCATCGAGTTCTATTTGAACGTAAGAACCGCCACGAACTTTATCAATGCCATATTTATGCATGTACTCTTTTGTAACCTTGTCCTCTTCAAACGGTGATACATTGCTAATAGTCTTTTCTAGTGAAACTGGTTTATACTTTCTCGTCCAAGCCGAACCACTTCCATCAAGATGTTCTTTATATCTTTTCATTACAGTATCGCTTTTACCAACATAATATCTACCACCTTCAAGGCGTAGAACATAAATATTCGTGGTTGGCATTCGAAACCTTAGGACTTTACGAAGAATGTGTTAAAGGGTTCATTTTTTATTTGTGTATTGGTCGTTTAGATAAATGGGTATTTAGTTTACTAACACACAAACTTCCGAATTGGCTGCTATGAGAGCAGGTATTCCATTAGAGCTTATTTAATTTTCGCCATTTCAGAAAAGCATGACACCGTTCAGGAAAATAAGATCCACTGTCAGTATCTTTTTCCGAATTCTTAGGAACGAGCACTTTCTTTAATTTAAGTGCCGCAAGTTCATGTAGTTGCTTCTCTTTCTCAGATAAAGTGTCTCGCCATTGACGTAATAACTCAAATGTCTTAGAATCCATTATGTGGGACTGTGTAAAAGGGTGTTTTCAACGGGCAACTTTTATTTCAGGAAAAATATCATAGATACCGAATATATAGTAATTCCTAGAACATGCATGGAAGCATGATATCTATTCCCTACAGTTTCATCAGGATCGAAACAGAAACAATTATTTCGTTTCCCATACGAAAATACTACCGCCATATATCCAAATCCGAGAACAAATAAATAAGGTGTTACAGAATTTGTTAACGCAAGACCTAAGGTATGAGTAGCAAGAATAAGAATACTTATCTGGTCAGCATATAAAGATAATTTAGAATGTGTGGAATGAAACCATACTGAGCATATTCCTTGTGTTGAGATAACAACGACATCGGTCCATCGTCCTAGGGCGAGAGCAATAAACGCTGGGAGAAAGATAAGTGATGAAGTGACTCTTAATAATGGTAAATCTGGCATTACCTAGATTAATAAACGACACTTTAAGCAGATGGAGAAGGAGATGGATAAACGAGTTTTGAAGATAAAGACGGTGGATGATATGTTGAAGATTTTGAAAACAAAAGGACGTCCTTTTGCATCGTTTAAGAAAGGAGATACTATCAAAGTATGGAATAAAATGGCCGAATATTCATATGTTTTATCAGAATCGCCTGGAACAGCATTTGCCGAAGGCTTTGAACCGTATGTAACGCCTGAAGAAATGTTATGTCTTGGTGTTTTCGGTGGTAAATATATGAATGATTGTCTTTTGGAATTTCCTGCCGAATGGTTTTTAAATGCTGCTCTACTTGGTAAATTATGTCCTGAGGGAAATAATCCTTCCATAAATTATTTTCAAATTCATTCGCGTCTTCCATTAAGCTATTGGAAAGATTCTGGTTGGTTACCTGGTGGAAAAGTATTAGACGGAAAACGAGAGGTCTTATCTTTAAGAAATCCCGATGAACGTGGATGGTTTCAATGGTATTGTAGATATTGGATGGGTAGGAGAATACCCGATCTTGATTCCGTGCAAATACAACGATGGAAGAATTTCGCCAGACATTATGGAGCAGTTAAGAAACATTGTGTAAAAGGGGATTTGTCATGTCGTCCTAGACAACGCCAGGCTCTTTTACAATGGGCGTGGAAGTTTGATACCTAAGAGTCTTGGGTCTTGGGTCTTGGGTCTTGGGTCTTGGGTCTTGGGTCTAAACTATGTTTAAATAAAACCACAGTATGTTGCACGATCCTCATACAAGACCAGAACCAATTTTAGTTGTTTCTGGTCTTACATATTTAATCCCTTTCTCAGTTGCTTTAATGAATACACGGACATATGATGCATATACTTATATGTTTTTAACATTTACAACTGTTGGATTTCATGGTACGCGAATGGAAGGCTTCTTTCTGTTAGATTGTGTAGCTATTCTTAATTTTTTAGCAAGAAATGTATATTTGTCTTTGCAGACAAGTCAATATTCTAGGGCCATATTGTTTTCGTCTATTCTATACAGTTTAACATCGTATTTCGTAGGAAAATATTATAAAAGAATGTCGTTTGACCCTGATTGGAATACTCAGATGTTTTATCATTCTTTCATGCATCTATCAACAGCATATTCATCATATTTGATAATTAACGAAATTTCTAACATTTAATTAGGCTTTGTGGAAGAATTGCAGTATCCATAGACATGCTGCAAAATATAGGCCACCCCATGATAGACGTATTGCGCTACCAAATAACGTATTGTTTTGTAGCACAGTTGGTGAATAAATGAAATATAAGATCGAGCCTATGAAAAAGGCGTCCCATAGGTTCGTTACTTTTGTTAAAATATACGCCAGACATATATATAATATAAGAAGGCTTTCGAATGTTACAGATTCAGGTAAATATACGCGAAATAGCCCCCAATTCATAAGGGAAATAATAAAGAATGACCAGAAAAATGGCATTCCCATGATAATCAGGAAAATGATGATACAAATCCATAGAATAATTGTGCTCATAGTACGTCTAATTCTTATTGCGGATATAGTTTATTCAGAATATAATGGGAAGAAGCAAATAAAATTCCCCCCCATAGTGTATCAGCGACTGCCATATAAGGACTAAACTCTTTGAAAATTGTGAGATTTGTGAAATCATATACAGCATAGACAGCCGCACCACTTAGAAATGCGCCTTGAACACTCGTCTGTTGTAGAAGCAAATAAGCAAGAGCAATATATACAATAATGGCGGGATACGGTGACATTTTTATTGCTGTTCCTTGTATTTTCTCATACATGGAAACGGCATAGAAAGATGAGAAATATAACCAAGGAGCATCAATCAATGGAATAAGGAGAAAGGCTACAAGATAACGGGTGTTCATGGTTGCGTCTAATTCTTAGTGCGAAGATGATGTGTATAAATAAAGAATGTTTTCTTTGTCTTCTCAGCCTCAGGGCAGCCAAGACACATTGCAAGTGGAAGGATTTGACGGACAATTAAAAGGACATAAATGTCTTGTTGTCGGAGATGAAATGGCATGGTTGCGCAGATTTAATATGATTGAATCTGAGAGTTTATATAAAGGTCGCAATATTCTTGTTATACAAGAAGCCATTGGTCGTCCGAGCGGATATTCATTGGTAAGTAGTATTGGAATTCTGAGAAAACGTTGGGATATTGTGTTTCGTATTAAAGAAGGGTTTGAAGCACAAATGTTGGCAACGTATGTCGCAAATTGCCCGAAACCTGTGAGAATTCTTTGGATTTGTGTAACAACGGGGTGTGAAATACCGAGAGGATTATGGCAAAAATGGACGACTGCTAATGATATTACATTAATTGGTGGAACATCTGAAGATATTACACAAATTACGTGTGAATGGGATGCTATTTTATTTCCTCATAGATGTCCTCAAGCAATTGTTGAAAAATTCTTGAGTGGGCGTGGATCTGGTATAGTATCTTTAGCATCAAAGATGAAAGAATATACGGAAGAAATAGCAAATTCTGGAGCGGCTCTAGCATGGTCTAATTTAGAACGTGGTGGTGTTGGATCTATGTTTTGGTATGACCCGACGGAAGGAAAAGTAGAAGATGCTTATACAAAAAAAGAAGCAGGGGCTGTGTTACAAGGGATTTCGAAATGGCTTCTTTTATGAAGAATTATATGCTACTCATTTAAGAAAAAATTAAGGTGGTACTATTTTCACACGTGTAAAACGCTTACCAGTGTTGCCACTGCCAATAGGTTTTTTTGCTAATTTTAGTGTTGATAATTTTTTTTTATTTAGAAATCCTCTTAGAAATCTTCTTAATTTTTCTTGTATGCCTCCACCACTAGCACCTCCACCACTAGCACCTCCACCACTAGCACCTCCACCACTAGCACCTCCACCACCTTCCATGTTTTCTTCCTCTTCTCCCATGTTTGTATTTATTGATGTATCTGGGTTCAATAATTGCGTCTCTTGTTTTGGGTATGGGTCTGGACTTTCTCCCATGTTTCTTTTCTCTACTTTCTCCTCTTCTTCCATATTTCCTCTGGATGGCGTCTCTTGGTGTTGGCCTCCACCACCTCCTATATATGACATAATTTCTTCTTCCCCAGTAGGAACTAAGGGTTTAGCTTGATCTTCTTTAAATAAATTTAATAGTTCTAAATCCTTATGTTCTACGTGTTGGCCTCCACCACCTCCTCCGCCTCCACCTTCTGATACAGGATTATCTAATAATTCCATACAATGCATTATTCTTTGTATGTCATCGTTTTTAAAATTAAACGCAGTTAGAAAATTTTCTATTATACTCATATACTCAACTCCTGTTAAATTTGTTTCGTCAAACAATATATCAGTTAATAAATAAAGAACACTTGATATTGGAAGACCTAGTAGGGTATTATCTACAAATATATAATCATGCTCATCTTCTTCAGAGTCGCAAATATTAGATATAGAATACCCTTTTTCACATAAATTTTTAAGTTGTTCTATATCATCAAGAGTTATTTGCCTTTTCAGAAATAGTTCTTTATCTTCAACTTCTTTTTCTGCTAGTATTATTGTAAAATCTATATTTTCTTTAATGTCGTTTGTTTCATCATACACTTTTGTAATTTTAAATAAAGAAGTGTCATCAATATCTTCTTCTAACACTTTATATAAATTATAAAATAATGCATTTATTAAATGTTTCAGATATTTTTCTGTTAAATCATCACCACCTCCTTTTTGTTTTTGTAATTTTTTATTCTTCTTTTTTCTAGATCCACCTTTCTGTTTACGATATTTTCTAGAATACCTTCTCTTATTTCCACGTGATGTTTTTTGTGCCTCTTGTGCCTCGTGTGCCTCTTTTGCCTTTAATTCCTCTATTTTTGCCCTAGTCCTTTGTCTTCTACGTATCATTTCTTCTTTTCTTCTTGCAACTTCAATTAATGCATCTTTCCTTGCTTCTTCAAATGCGAATCTTTTTCTATTTAAACATTCTTCTTTAGCAATAGCTTTCGCAGCTTTTTCCGCTTTTTGTGCAGCATCTTTCGCAGCTTCTTGTGCTTCTTGTAGGGCAAGAACTTGTTCTGCAGTCATTCCACCAGTAAGATGAGAAGTACCAGCAACGCGAAAAAGGATATACGCAAGTCCTTTCTTATTTATTTTTGGAATATAAGAGATTGGTCCACCTCTTTTTAAAAAACCAATAGTTGAAAGCCCATCTACAGAACCTAACGCAATATGTTTATCTGCAATAGCAACTTTATGTTGAAGCATATCTCCAAGTTCTTTAAGAAAAAATATAAACACTAACGAATAGTAGTTTTTAAATACACCGTCTGTTTTAGACTTTAAATTAAAACATTTCTTTATAATTTGTTCATAGAAAAATCTAATATCTCCGTTTACTAAATCTGGATTATTTACTCTTATTTCCAATATAAGTTCATTCAATATGTTAGCTAGCTTACTTGAGGCTGGGATATTCACAACTTTTTCATATATTTTTGATAAAATTTCAACAGAAGGTCCTCTTCTTAAGTTATTAGGTATATTTAACTTAAATACACTATCTCCTTTTAAATGTATTTCCAATATTACAT